CACTGATGGATGCAAATATGGACCATTTGTTTCTTCTATATACACTGGTGCAACTAGCACTAATATAACAGGTGCTGGTTCAGGAGCAACAATCTCAGTAAACACAATTTCCGGTACTTATATACTTCAGGGCGATGGTGTTCCAGGAACAAGTCAAGGTAGCAACTATGCAGTTGGTGACCAACTAAAAGTATTAGGTACAGCTTTAGGTGGTGCGGCCCCTGCAAATGATTTAGTTGTTCAAGTTACCGCAGTTACTGGTGGTGCTGCAACAGCAGTGACTTATATTTCAGGAACTCCGATAGCAACTTATACAGTTCAATTAAGTAATTGGAGATCATTTGATTATACTGCTAATGAAGGAGCTCCGGTAGCTGCCCCTGCAGATATGACAAATTGGTTCTATAGTGTCACTAATCAAGTTGACATTATGGTTAACTATGGTGGAGGTTGGAAAGGTTATAAGAATGTAAACTATGACACTAACGGTTTCCCTACTCCAACTGGTTCAAACACAACTGACCCTAATGGTCCTATCATATCAGCAACTGCCCCTACATTACAGTCAGATGGTACTGCATTAGTATACGGTGATTTGTGGATCGACACAAGTGATTTGGAAAACTATCCAGTAATAAGTCGTTGGCAACTAGTTAATAGTGTTGCACGTTGGGTTTTATTGAATAACACTGACCAAACTAGTTCTGCCGGTGTATTATTCAAAGATGCTCGTTGGGCAACAAATGGTACAACGAGCCCAGTTGATGATCCTATTCCAACAATTGTTAGTTTACTAAGTAGCAACTATTTGGACTTAGATGCGCCCCCTTCATCATCATATCCTTCTGGTATGTTGTTGTTTAACACACGCCGTAGTGGTTATAACGTTAAACAATATAACGCAAATTATTTCACTAATGAAAATTTCCCAGGACAATCGTTACCTCCGGTAACTAGTGCATGGGTAACAGCGTCCGGTAATATGGCTGATGGTTCTCCGTACATGGGTCGTAAGGCACAACGTGCTATGGTGGTTCAATCTATGAGAGCAGCTATTGGTACTAACACTAGTATACGTGATGAAGATAACTTCTTTAACTTAATGGCTACTCCTAACTACCCTGAACTACAGCCTGATATGGTTGTATTAAACAGTGATCGTGGTGAGACAGGTTATATTCTTGGTGATACCCCAATGGGTCTAACCGATAGTGCAACTGACATTCAAGCTTGGGCTAATAACGATGCTGGTGCGGCATCAACAGGTGAAGATGGTTTAGTTACTCGTAATACTTATTTAGGTCTATTCTATCCAAGTGGATTAACAAGTGACTTGAGTGGTAACTTAGTTGCTGTACCTGCATCACATATGATGCTACGTACATTTTTACGCAATGACACTATCAGCTATCCTTGGTTAGCTGCTGCTGGTACTCGTAGAGGTATCATTCAGAATGCCACCAACATTGGTTACTTGAATCGCGGTACTGGTGAATTCATTACTATCAAGAACCGTATTGGCATACGTGATGTATTGTATATTAACTTCATTAACCCATTAGTATTCTTCACTGGTGTTGGGTTATTAAACTATGGTAACAAGACAAGTTACAATTCATCAAGCGCATTAGACAGAACTAACGTTGCTCGTTTAGTTGCTTACATTCGTAGACAACTAACATTGGCAGCTCGTCCGTTTGTCTTTGAACCTAACGATGCACTAACTCGTCAACAAATTGCTGGCGTAGTTCAAACATTGATGATTGATCTAGTTGCTAAACGTGGTCTTTATGACTATCTAGTTGTATGTGATGATTCAAACAATCCTCCTGCAGTTATCGATAGAAATGAACTTTATGTCAACGTTGCAGTTGAACCAGTAAAAGCTGCTGAATTCATCTATATCCCGGTACGTATTTTGAACACCGGTGAATTAGCTGGAACAGCAACTTAACACAAAAGATGCCCCTTAGGGGGCATCTTTGTAAAAAGATAAATATATATAACAGGAGAAACAAAAATGGCAACAGCCTCACAATCATTGTTTAACATGACCGTAGCATCTGATAATGCTGGCGGCAATCAAGGCTTATTAATGCCTAAGCTACAGTACAGATTTAGAGTTAACTTTTTGAATTTGGGACTAGGTAACACAATCGAAATGACAAAACAAGTCATCGATATCTCACGCCCTAACGTACAGTTCCAAGAAATTACATTACCAGTTTACAATTCAACGTTGTATCTAGCAGGTAAGCATCAGTGGCAAACTCTATCAGTTAACATCAGAGATGATGCATCTGGTAACGTTTCTAAATTAATTGGTCAGCAATTGCAAAAACAAATGGACTTTGTTGAACAAGCAAGTGCTGCAACGGGTCAAGATTACAAGTTCCAAGTTAACATTGAAATCTTAGACGGTGGTAACGGTACATCAGTTCCAACAGTATTAGAAACATGGGAAGTATATGGTTGTTTCATTCAAACAGCCAACTACAACACTTTGAATTATGGTACTAATGAGGTAGTAACAGTTTCATTAACAATACGCTTTGATAACGCAATTCAATCTCCATTGAGTTCTGGTGTTGGTACTTCAGTAGGCCGAGCACTATCTGGCTCAACTGGTTCCGTATCCGGTCTTGGTGGTGGGTCAGCTTAATTACTCAGGTAATTAATACATGGCAGGCTTTTGGGGTCAACAAGTAAATAACGCTGCCGGAGCATTCTTCGGCAGCGATTACCTTCGTGACTATACACACGCCTCAAAAATATTTAGGACTAATGGGTATCAATACTCTCCTAAATTCAAATTTTTATTTCATGTTTACTTTGATATAAATCAAGCTGCCTACCCAATTGGTTTAGATTCAACCGGAGCTAATTTTGGGCTAGCGGTAAAAACTGTTAAGTTACCTAGCTATAACTTTGCTACACATGAAATGAACCAGTACAATCGTAAACGCATTGTGCAAACTAAAATTAAATATGATCCAATTGATATCACCTTTCATGATGATAATGGAAATATAATAAGAAATATGTGGTACAACTATTATTTGTACTACTACAATGATTCAAATAAACCGTATATTCAATCAGCAGGTAATCAATTAACTGCGTTACAAACACAAAGTGGATTGCCCGGCACTGCTGCACTTAATAACGGATCAATTTCAGCTGGTTACAATCAAAGAAATTTATACTCACCTACTATCCCGGGTGACAATGATTGGGGGTTCATTGGTGAAACTAGTCAGACCCCATCTTCAGTAACTGAGGCAGCACTAGGTCAAACAAAAATACCTTTCTTTAAGAATATCACTGTGTTTGGTTTTAACCAACATAATTACGTAGCATACACTTTAATTAACCCATTGATAACAGCATTTGCTCATGATACTTATGATTATGCACAAGGCAACGGTACTATGGAAAACAAAATGACATTGAACTATGAAACAGTTAAATACTATCAGGGTGCAATGGCAGGACAAACTCCTAGCAATGTAGTCACTGGATTTGGTTTAGATGGTTCTTATGACAAGATGATAAGTCCATTAGCTAAGCCAGGATCTCAAAATACTATATTAGGTCAAGGTGGTTTAGTTAACGCCGGTACTGGATTTATGCAAGATTTAGCAAGTGGTAATATTTTAGGTGCTGTACAGAAAGCTGGTACTGCATACAACACATTTAAGAATGTAAATATAACACAAACTGCAAAATCAGAAGTATTGAATGGTATAAACAGTGCGATAACAAACACCCCAAATAGAAATGTACTGTTCCAATTACCAACATTTGGTAGTACACCAAGTTCCATTGGAACAGCAGGGGCAGCCAATGGCACATTATCAGCACCTCCGGTAATAATATCAACCCCTACTCCTACTAGAAGATAATTATGGCACAAATTTTAGACTCACGATCATCAGTAGATCAAACCATTAGAATTTTTGATGATTTTTATGCATTTGAAATGATAGTTAATGGTAACGAATATGATATAGTTCACGGCTATTTTGTATCAGTATGCGATACTAAATCTATTGCTGATAACTTCACAGTATATCTATTCAGAATTTCACAGGTAACTGGTACACCTGTATTGACATTGCTTGAATATATTCAAGGCACTAGTAAACTTGATATGAATCGTTTGATTACATATTATCTTAATAGTTTCAAATCAAAGACGGCATTGTATGGTATAAGTTTTGTACCACAAGCTAATCAACCGGTAGCTCGTAATATTGTACAATAATGGCAAAGTACGCACAGGGAATTTTTACACCCAAAAACTCACAAAAGTATGTAGGCAAACATGCTCCTAAATATCGTAGTGGATGGGAACTTACATTCATGACGTTTTGTGATGGAAATAGTAGTGTGTTATATTGGGCCAGTGAAGCAATAAAAGTACCGTATAGAAGTCCATTAGATGGAAAAATTCATCAATATATCCCTGATTTTTTTGTAGTCTATCAAAATAAATTTGGCAAGCAAATTGCTGAGATGGTAGAAATTAAACCAAAAAAACAAAGTCTTATTGAAAGTAGAACTGCTAATGCTAGAGATAGATTAGTAGTAGCAGTAAATCACGCTAAATGGCAAGCTGCTGCTGCATATTGCAAACAGCAAGGCTATACATTTAGAGTAATTACCGAAGACGACCTATTTTACAATGGGCGAAACAAGTAACTAAATACTTGTATGACTAAAAAATTATCAGAATTGTTTGAGCTTCCGGAAGAAGATATCGCTAACCTAGCAACTCCTATTCCAGAAAACGCAGAACTTATAACAACTGAAGCACTCAGCAACCTAGAAAAAATTGAAAATGCATTACCTCAAGTAAGGGGGCTTGAATCAAGTGATAGTGAGCTAGATGAATTAGCTAAAATGGCAGTTGACAGTTTCAAAGATTTAAGCGACTTGGGAATGCAAGTTGACAGTAGATTTTCTAGTGAAATATTCAGTGTAGCAAGTAATATGCTTGGTCATGCTATTACAGCTAAAACAGCTAAATTAAATAAAAAACTGAAGATCATAGATTTACAATTGAAAAAAGCACAA